CAGATCAGCAGAATCAACTTCTTTTTCAGATATAAGTGTTGGAGAAACTTCTTCAACAATGGTTTGCATTGCCTCAGTTCCGCCCTCGCCTATGAAGCCTCTCCCTGCCCCTCTGGCAAACTCACCCCTGATTGTTTTGCTGCCAAGCTTCTCAGCAGTAAGTGCCCTGCCCTGTACTAAATCTTTTAATCTGATACCTAATCCAGAAGCAACATCATCAGCATTAGATGATTTATTAACAAGATCTTCTCCTTTTTTTACAGCAGCAGCCACTGTCTTATTAGGAAGCCCTGTTTGTTTTTCAATTGTTTTAATTGTAAGATCTTTTCCCAGTTTTTTAGAAAGACCTCCCAGAAGAAAAGCCATCCCTAATCTATCCAGAAGACCATACACAGTACCTGCACCAAGACCTACAGCTATAGCTTCATCAGAGTCTGCCCCATACTTAACAGCTTCATCATGAATATCACCAGCAGACAACAGAAGTCCGGGTGTGAGACCAACAACAGAGGCTGTTAATAGTGCAGGAATACCTGCTGTGGCTAAAATAGGGGCCAGAACCGCCCCTGCACCTACAGCAGCGCCTGTGCCTAGCAATGAAGGTGCCGCACCAATAAGCACAGAATGAACATACTCTGCGGTATCTGTGATAGCCCCCAGAATTTCTCCCTCACCAAATTGATCTATTATCTTTTCACCTTCATCAATAATAGACATACTTACATCAGGAGTTGGTCTTCTGGCTGCTGCCTCTTCATAGTCAGTACTGGTTTTTCTGAAGTCTGCTGCTGTTTCAGGAGCATCAAATGCATCGGAGAACATACCAAGGGTGCTGTATATAGAACCCATCATTTGATCAGTGGCTATTTCCCACTTATTAGATGTGGAGTTTCTGTAAGAAGAATTAATTTGTGATGTACCTAAAGGAACATTATCTCCAAAGAAAGTATTTATATTAAAGCTATCTTGTGTTTCAGGCACAGTAGATTCGTTTCCTTCACCAGAAGCAAAGAAGGCATTGACATCAAACTGTTCTGGAGATGCAGTATTTTGAGCTTCTTCACCAGAAGCAAAGAACTCATTTATATCAAATTGTTCAGCCATTTTTTTTAGGATCAGGAAATTGAGCTGACGGTTTATTTTGAAAAGGTATCCATGTTTGACTAGCTTCCATACCAGATCGTGCCATTTCTTGTGCAGCCCTTAACACAGCCTCACGAATGTCTACAGGTTTTCCAGAAAATATAGCATCTATTTGTTTTTGATAAGCTCTTGCAGCAAGAATTTCTTTTTCATCATCGCCTAAGTTATTAACAAAATCTTTAATTGCTTCTGCTTTAGTTCCTTTTGCAGCATTTCCTAAAGCAGACTGTGCCGCAACATATGCAGCATCTACCATAGCGTCTCCACCATCTTCTTGAATTTTTGTTAGTGCCTCCGCTGCATTTTTATANGCAGCAAGATTGTTTTTAATTATTTCAGAAGCCTGTTTTTTACTAAGACCTCTTGCCGCTGCTTGTTTCATTGCCAATGCTTTTAGTTTAGCCGGAAGACTACCAAGTGATGCTATTTTTCCTTGCTCTATTTTAGTTACTTCTTTCTTATCTTTTATTTCTAATTCAGCATCAACTCTTTCCAGTTTCTTCATTTCTTTTTCAGCTTCAGCTATTGAAACACTGCCGTCTTTAAGACCATCAGCAATCCTTAGAAGGAATGTACCTCTGGTAGATGCAGGATCACGGGGATCACCTGTTACAGATTTCAAAAGACTAGCAGACAGAGCTTGGAAAATTATACCTGTTCTGTCTACTTCTCCTCTGGCATCAACTCTAATGCGTTTATTCATATCAGCCGCTGCATTGAGTATACGAGACTGTTCAGCCGCAGATGCTTCAATACCCTCAACAGTCCCAAGATCATACTTCTCTTCTCTTGCTTTTTTTGCTGCTTTTTCCGCCGCCGCCCTCTTTGCAGCAAATTCTTTTTCTCTTTTAGCATTTGCTATTTTATTTGCTGTTGCATCTGCCAAAGATCCTTCGTCTACTCCTGACCCACCCGTTACGACTCCTTCAGGTGCGGAAGGTTTATCTCTACCAGTAATCCTATCACCAATATTTTCCATATCTTTTTTTAAATTATAGGGTTTAACTCCAGTCCATTCTTCCATTGTAGGTGATTCTATTCCTGTAGTATATCTAATAAGATCACCAGCCGCATTATAAATAGGAGTAAGTGTTTGAATACCAGTTTTTAATATTGATTCTAAAACACCGGAATCACCCACTGCATCACCCACTGCACTCTCTATCTCTCTTATTGATCTTGGAAAACTGGGAACTTTATCTTTTTGAGTAAGATCATCTATTAAGGTTCTTTTGTCTGTATCAGTACTTGTCTGCCCCGGTTCCTTACGATAAACAATATCAGACAAACCACCACCATGTTTACCAAAAACACTCCCTACGGCAGACCTTGCAGCACCAAAGGTCTGCGGTGCAACTTGCCGAAAAGTATTAGCTGCTGCAAGACCAGTTCCAAGAAGCTGTGATCCAAAACTTGGACCCTGCGCTCCGGGTGCAGATGAAGTACTGGAAACATCACGTTCCGACAGAAGAGGATTACCATACACAAAGCCTGAGTATTTTGCAAGCTGCTCTTCCGGGAAAGCCTTCTGTTCCAGATACTTATAATATTGCTCATCCAAAGCACTCTGAGCAAGTGCCTGCCTTTGCTCACCAACAGTCTGTATAGCACCCTGCTCAGCAAGACTCTGACCAAATGTGGCTGGGCCTAGCTGAGCAACAGCACCGGCCTGACCCTGTTCTCTTCTTTTCTGATCCTGAAATAACTTTTGTGCATCCATATAAGAGCTTTGCAACCCTCTGGCCTGAATATCTCCCAGTCTGGTTTGCAGGTTCTCTCCAAGTATACCTGCCTGAACACCGGCCCGTGAACCAAGCCCGGACATACCACCGGCCTGAACAGCTTGACTCTCAAACTGTGGCATAATATTTCTTTCAAAGTCTTCAACAGCTTTTCTTTTCTCAACATCAGTGACAGCCTGTTGGTAAGGACTCATGTATTCCTGTGCCCTATCCCCGGTAAACCTCTCTCCCTGTTGACGATACAGATCAAGACCTTCCTGCTGAAGGGCAGTACCAGTACCGGCCAGTCCTTTTATACCTTCCTGTGCATCTATTTGTTCCTGAGTCATCGGGGCGGTGATAGCACCTGTATAAGGATCATAACCCTGATCCAATATTCCTCTATAGTAATCCTGAGCTTCTGTTAAAACATCTTTGGCAAAGGGAGCGGCTTCTTCGGACAATCTGGAACTTTGGTTTTGCTGCTGATAAACAGATGATGGCGCTCCACCTCCGCCGCCTTTGTACTGAGGAAGTCCGGTGGTCATGTGTAGTGTTCCTGCACCACCAACTGACCTTAGCAGATCAGCCTCAAAAGAATTAATATGAGCAAGCTGAGTATCACCATCAACACCCAAGCCTGAAATATCTTTATAAAGTTCCTTCAGAATATCTACCTTATCTGTAATAGACAGATTATCCAGAAACATTTTTATATTTGATTTAGTAGTCATATTTTATACTTCCCTTGTTAGAACAGTGCAGAACTTTTTAAAACCAACTTTTGCCAGTACTTTCACCCAGCCTTCTCGTCCACAACACTCAAATCTTTTTGCATCATTTTCTTTGGCAAATGTATGTATCGCTGAATCTTTATCCCAGAAAACATCAAACCATTTATCCATATTATTTGTCTTACCACCCACCAAAACTATACGTAATCTTCTCTCTCTGGGATAGTTTACAAACTCTGTAGTAACTGCCAGTAATACTTCTTCTTCGTCTCCTATAATCCAGAGATGCATATAATTGTCATTTAACCACTTCCTGACATCCTCCACATCAAACTCACCCAGATTTTGATCTATTGGTTTCTGAAGAAGATCCCTGACAAGAGGCCAGATAATATCAACTGATTCTGGTTTTATCTGTATAAGTTTCATCAGCCCATCATTGACCTAAGCGAGCGCAGACCATCAATTTGATTGGGTTGCTTATCATTGCCATAAGCCTGTCTGCGAATACCTTTGATAACATTATCCATATGATCAGCACCCTTATCTGGATTACCATTACCCAGAGCAGCCATTGTATGACTATCCACCACATATTCTGTGGGGCTTACAGCCAGAGTAGCTACCTGATTTGCACCTTCTTTGATAGGCATCCTGACATTATCCTGCATACCCCCACCATCGCCGGGAACTCTGCCTGAGAACTCGCCACCAGCGGCCAGTTCATAAAGACCACCGCCCTGTGCTGCAAACACATTCGGACCCCCTGTCTGACCATAAGGATTAGCGGCTCCAAAACCAGTTGCCATATTTGGTGCCATCGGACCCCCTGTCTGACCATAAGGATTAGCGCCGAACTGATTACCAAACGCATTACCCCCTGTCTGACCATAAGGATTAGCGCCGAACTGATTACCAAACGCATTACCCCCTGTCTGACCATAAAGATTAGCCCCTCCAAAACCACCCGCAGCTTGTTGTGCCTGCGGTTGATATGACTGATATTGATTCTGCAATTGATTCTGAGCATTAGTTGCATTCCAACCGGGAATAAGTTGCTGCATCATGTTTCCAAAGCCACCGGGATTTGCCTGCATGTCAGCAAGGGTAACGTCTCTGAAGGCTGGTTGTCCCATTACGGGAGCGGTCGGGTCTCCGGGCTGCCATGGGCGTTGCGGCGGGCCGGTAGAAATATATTTTGACAGCGTTTGCCAATCCGTTGGGCTGCCGGTGGGCCGAAAATACCCCGGATGATCCCAAGTCCCTTCCTCTTGTGCTAGTTCAAAACCTTTTGTCTTTGCATGATCTATGTATTCTGGGGTATAACCGCCGCTTTGAGGACCGCCCCATCCTCCCAATGTCTTTTTACCGGAAAAGCCTTCATTTATTTTCTGGGCTATATCTGCATTGGTACTCTCCCGCTCGTCTTGACGCTTTTTCACTTCTTCCCGGTCCCAGTAGTCTAAATCGCCGTCTGGTGGCTGCCGAGCAGTCCGCCTCGTATCAATGATGGGCTGATCATCTATAATATCATCTGGAGGTGGTGTGCCCGGAGTTGAAGTCGGAGTCGGAGTCAAAGGGGGACTAAACACGTCCGCTGTCTGTGTTTTCTCAGTAGGGGAATAGTATACTCCGGCCTCTCTGGCACGAAGTTGATTACCATACTCATCTAATCCAGTTGGAAGCTGAGTATTTGAAGTTATAGGTTGATAGTTGGGATCTCCTGTAACTTGAGGTGCAACTGGAGGTGGCGATCCGGGATTCACTTGCGGTCCGGGATTCACTTGCGGTCCGGGATTCACTTGCGGTCCGGGATTCACTTGCGGTCCGGGATTCACTTGCGGTCCGGGATTCACCCATGGCCCACCGCCGCCCTTACCACCACCGCCAAGGCCGCCGTCGGTGGGTATGGGACCACGGGGTTGATTGCGCCACCTCTCCTCGCCTTCTTTCACCCTCTGCCAATGATCAGCAATCTCCTGCTCTGATGCATTTGGGCGAGGTTGTCCCGGACTGAGCCTTCTGACCAGAGGGAGCAAACCACCCCCATCTGCCGCCGTCACAGTATCTTCCGTAACAATTTTAACATCGTCCGGCAAATTATCGAAGGCTCGTCTGGCTGCTTGCTCAGTATTAGCTATTGGACGTGGTTGTAATCCTGCAAGAACTTCATCATATACAGGAGTACCTCTGCCATAAGCCTGATCCAAAAGTCTTCTGGTATTATCAGTGGGACCGGGAGGAGTATCAAAGTAACCTACCTGCTGTCTGTACAGATTTCTTAGTTGTGCCGCATCCAGTGGTGGAAGATTAGGATCTTCAAGACCACCATACCTGTCTTCATTATAAATCTGAATATCAGCAGGGGTGGGAAGAGATGTGGGATCAGTGGAAGGAGACGATGGTAACTGAGGGCCACCAGAAATATTTGTATCGGAAAGGTCAGAAACACTGCCCAGAGGTTGGAAATCTCTTATCCCCACAGGCTCTTCCTTTAGCTGACCTAACAATCTTTCATGTTCTGCCCGAAAACCACCATATCCTTGCGCCACGGCGTAGGGTGAACCACCTATTTGATTTTGAGGAACTCCAGAACTAGGGTGTTGAGGTCTTACAAGCTGCTCTCGGAAATCTTCAGTATCCACGCCCGGCGTATAATCGCCGCCGCCGGTGACTCGGTGCCTATAAAAAGGATTATTTGACATGCTAAGAGGTTTGGTCATGTCCCAGTATTGAGTGTCTATTCCATAATTCTGAGCCATATCACTAATCTGTTGAATAATGGCATTTCTTTCTGCCGTGGTTTGTTCAGGATCAACCACACCGGATTCTCTTCGATATACTACACGACCACCACCGGCAGCAAGACGCATCAGCCGACCGCCATTTTTCTGTCCCATATCATAAAGTTCTGAATCTCCGAACATTCCCTCTTCAGAAGTATCCATTTTAATTTTACCCTTACCAAAAGGATTATCAATATAACGAACACGGCCAGCAAGATTCCCTGATAGACCACCACTTTCAGGGAACATGGTTTCAGGCATCTCCACACCTGTTCGTCCTGCTGAATCAGCTAGTTTCTGTATTATATTTTTAGTTGGTTTGCTTGTTTCTGCCAGAACAGCCATGGCAACCCCACCCATTATTTGCATAGGATCAGGTGTTGCTGGCGCTGGCGGCGCAGCCGAAGGTATACCAGCAAGGCCAGAAGAAGGAGGAGGAGGCATAGGAGGACCACCTGCACCCTGTGGCATAGGAGGACCACCTGCACCCTGTGGCATAGGAGGACCACCTGCACCCTGTGGCATAGGAGGACCACCCTGCGGAATTGCTTGAGGAATCCCTGTTCCCGGAGGAGGGGGAACCAGCCTATTCATCTGATTCTGCATAGCCATTTGTCCCATTCTACTTGGTGTTACCATTATTTTAAATTCCCATAGTTAGATTGCGGTCCTGTTTGTTCTGCAATAAAGTTACTACCATTATACCCTATTTTCTTTATTTTCGCAAACTGTTCTTGCTTTTCTTTTAACAAAGCTCGCATAGGATCAATAGTTTTACCGCTGTTCTGATTGCCTATAAGCGTGCTGGTTTGAATTAGCTTCATATGTTCACCAAAAGAAGACATTAATTTAGACTCTGCCATGATGTTTCTGCTCCAAGACTTACATATCCTTTAAATTTACCAGTGCTTACTGAATAAGCTATATCCCCTTTTCTGGGCCTTCCTATCTCAGTAACAGTGGTCACAGCATAAATATTTGTGGATGGGGCAGTATCTACCTGAACATCCCTGCTATTTAATTCATTAATTAAAGCTGATGACCAGTCCTGTATTTGATCATAAGTATTCTGTGGCTCAGCAATAATAATATTATAGGGTAAGGTAGGATATCTTGCCATTATCTTCTACCATCTGGCTGCAATGCAAGTCGGAGTGATCCCCATCGCCAACTTGTTGCATTAGAGTTGCAAGACACCCTAACCTTAGCTTGCCTTCCCCTAGCTCTGAAATCAACCTTCTGTGTTGTTTCTTCAATATCAAACTCTTTTACAATTTGCTGAGTAGACTCAGGATACTGCTGAGTAGTAATCTTCATTTTAATTTCACCACCATTAACCATCTGATAATCTGGAATTATCCTGTCCATGAACATAAGAGCATTACCATCTGCAATATCAAAATCAGCAGACTCAATAAACGATATCAGGGTTTCTGAGTTAGAACCAACAAATACAGACACAGGTTCATTATTATAAACATTATTACCTGCCGCTGTAACGCCGGTGGTAATGGTATTTCCAAATATTTCTTTATCAGCAAAAGTAGTAAAAAACATAGTACCGTATACCCAATATTTATCAACAGGATTATAGATAACATATTTATCACACTCCGTGCCATCTCCAGAAGGGTATAGCCAAATAATTTCATTAAACTCAGAATTAGTACCAGTATATACTTTAGTATAATAACTGGTATTAATATCATCAAAGATATATCTACGAACTGTACAATCCAGAGTTTCTACCTGACCACTAAATCTATAAAAATTACCATAGCCCATCCAATAAGTTATACCATTAAAATCAATACCAGCATGGGGTCCAACCATCCCACAGTTACTGCCAGCCTGATTGAATCTGAATGTAAAGGGAGGGCCAGCAAAAGCCATTGTCCACAGAGAATTGTCTGTCCAAATATTGATAGCATTCTTTGAACGCTTTGCCCCTATAATTTTTGTACCGTCTGTCAGAACAACCTCACCAGCAGTTGTGGCTGCTGTGGGATTCCATTCTGTTGGATCATCTTGATCTGACCAACGTACAAGCATTGGATTGAAAGTACCACTTACAGTGGCAGTTGCTGAATATTGATTAGTACCAAAAGCAACCAAATGTCTATCGTTAGGAGAAACAAGTATTGAGTTAACACTGACCGGAGAGGTTGTTATGGAAGTAGCATGTATCGGAGTTGTACCGGCATCCGTATCAAACCGAAATATATTACTACCACTACGATTTGCAATTATATCTTCACCCCAATTATCCAGACTCCACTGTGTAATATCAAATACTATACCTGATGAGCCTGCTGATGCTGGTTGGTTCCATGCTCTTGTTTGTGAGGCGCAAACACCAGCTTGAAAAGTTGCAGAACCATAACCCATACCTGCCGCTGCAATAGAGTTGCCTGTGGGAATGTAGTAATTAAAGGTAGCCGCTCCTACATCACTTCCAGTTGCATTGGCAGCCGTAGTCACAGTAATTGTAAAAACATTAGCACTCAACACAGATGTGATGGGATAAACATTTGTGCTAAGGCTTACAGCATTAAATGTGGCTGTTGAAGTGAAATAAACATAATCTCCCTCACTTCTGCCATGACCAGCATCTGAACAACAAACTCTGGTGCTTCCCGAAGAAGTTCCAAAACAGTTTGCTAGTACAGTAGTATTAATAATAGGAGTAATATCATGCAACTGATCCCCGTCTTGTTCGTAAAGTTTATCAGGAGTTCCAAAGATCATTCTTTTTATATTTGAATCATCTACCCATGTAATCAAATCTCTGGCAGACCCATCAAAGGTTGATCCCAAAGCTCTGGTCTGATATCCTCTTAAATTTTCAGGTCGGCCAGCACGAAAACGAACACGATTTCCATCAAACCAACTACCCTCTTCAGCATACTGAGTAGTTTCTCTGTTGAAACCTTGTTTGAAATCAAACTTTTTAAGTTCTGTCATTTAATTAACCTTATTAATCTTTACCACGATCATCATAGTAACCATTAGTATTTATATAAACAAGGCCATCAAATTGTTGCCTAAAAGCTACCTGACTTGATCCATTAGTACGAACAATATGAGTTCCTGCTGCATATGTTCCGTTTGCGTTAGAACTACTTTCACCTGCATTATTAGCATTACTCAGAGTAGGAGTAGCATCTGTTACATTTGGATGTGTAAGTGTTATAAGTACTGAAGAATTAGAACTTGCCACACGAACAACCAAGCCAAGTATAGCTCTTGTTTCAACTCCAAGAGGAGTACTTACTGCTTGAGTAACTCTGCTTGTTCCTAAATTAGTTCCACCAACATTAGTTATTTGTGTAGTAAAAATAAACTCATCGCCAAACTGAGTAAAGGGTAGAATATTACTACTGCCATCAGTAAGTACAGAGCCTATTCTTCTATAAGCAGAGGCCACCCCAGACGTACCCACAAGATTAGCAGCAGTTAGACTGGTATCAAAACCAGCATCCACACCACCAGCATCTGTATCAACTATAAATAAATGATACCATGTATTGGTGGATAAACTTACACCACTTGCCATACCACCGTTAGTACTTCCTGACGCCCATGTTGCATCTATTTGTTTAACAAAGGTAGAGCTAAAAGAAAGTGACTTATCTTCAGTCACGTCTGTGGCAATTCCAGAAGAGATATTAATATCATGGGCTGAATCAGTACCCTGAGATAGAGTTAACCCTGACATATATCCTTGAGGTGAATTGCCAGTCAGTCCAGTAAGATTACTACCATCTCCATATAGCGTTGTTGCTACCATGTTACCAGTAATAGACACACCAACAGTGGTTGTTACTAATTTTGCTGCATTATCATGATAAATACCAACAGCGCCGTTTTCAGCAGCAGTGATCATACTTTCGTTAGCGGCGGCATTGGAAATAACAACATTAGAACCAGCCAGATATAAATTACCAGTTCCTATATCTTGAACATAACTATGTGTTCCAGTATGATAAAGTTTCAGATCACTGCCTGTACCTATATTTAATACAGCATTATCAACAAACATAGCAGATACTGATACTGTTAAATCAGTTGTTTTTACTGAGGTTGCAACAAGATTTGTAGTTCCTATGCTTGTTGCTGTAATATTAGTAAACGTATTGCGAGCAACAGGAACAACCGTGGTACCGTTGGTAACATAAAGAGCAGTATTTGCCGGTTCAAGGGTAACACCAGCATTTCCAACAACTCTGAGAATAACAGTATCTGTGGTATCCGTATATGATACTGAGTTTTTAACTATGTAAGACTTGGAATTATTAGGAATAAGAATAACAATATCATCATGAGTACCACCAACAGCACCGTTAATTTCAAGAATAGCAGAACGAGCCTGATCACCAGAACCCTGATTATTAGTTAAAGTAACCGTTGCAGCAGCACTAATAGTTATAGTTTGATAACCAGCAATGGCATCATCCAGAAGACTAATAACACCATCATTAAGAATCTGGCCCCAACTATTAGGGTTTTCCCCATCTCCTTGTTTGGTTAGCTTAAGATTAGTTGTATATGTACTTGCCATTAACTTGCCTTTCCTTTTTCTTTCTTTCTACACTCAGACTTAAATATTGTTGCAGATGGTACTTGTTCGATTATATTTTCAATATGTTCTTTATACGCCTGACAGGCTTCCAAGTTATTAAAACTACCTGTAATAGACTTTTCTATGATACCCTGATTAGAGGATAACAATAACATTCCTATTACAGACAGGTAATAAAACATATTATCTATTTACCAAGGAACCCCGGTGGCGGTTACCGGAGCCTTGGATAGCGCAATCTGAGACGCCACATCGGCCTCAAGCAGAGTAACTTCGTCAGACCCGAGTGCTTCCTTTGCCCATGCAATTGCGTTGTCCTCCGTCACGTCGGCATATGCAGTGAAACTGGACAAGTCGTCGGTATCGATGCCCACAGAGACGTACTGATGACCATGATGGTCTACAGAACCTACTGTTTCTTTATCAGTTACTTCACAATGGATATGAGTGATAACGTCCGCTTCTCCGCCAAGCGACATTGTGCGATCACAGCCTGTTATTTTCCACGTTGCTGCCATGTTACTTTCCTTCCTCTGCTATGTCCTTGAAAGACTCAGCATTTTCCTCTTCCGAAGTCTTCATTGAGATCATAAATGCGTTTATGAATGCCTGTTCAGCCACCTTGGCCTGATCCAGTTCAAACATCAGATTTGCCGCTTTAGCCTTACAGGAGCGAATCTGCTTAATGATGTAGCTTTGCTCCTCGTTAAAGTCTTCCTCGGTGTATTTGGTACCGTTAATGTTAACTACTTCTTCCACTTTGTTCTCCTGTTCAAAAAGGTTTTATTATGCGTATGGACTATCGCCTAATACATCTGTGTCCCATGCAGCTTTTAGATTAGTTATAGTGGCTGCATCGGCAATTGCTGAAGCAGCGGGGGCATCTCTCAGTGCTTTTTTCACAGCAATACTTGCTGCCTGTGCGGGTGTATCAGCAACCTCCAAAGCTCTCATGTAAACTACATCTTCAGCATCGAGCAGCGGAGTCCTTACTTCTCTAATTTTATCTTTAAATATAACCTTAGATACCGCTACGTCTTCAGTTATGATTGAACCACTTAACGACCACGCATCCCTGAAATGTCTATCGGAAGGAACCGTAGCATCATCGTATGCAATACTGTTTCCGTCTTTGTCTACGATAGTATTTGTTGCCATAGGTATCTCCTTTAAGCTGCTATATCTTCGTTTATCTTCCAAGCATTACGCCACGCACGAGTAGCTGGAAGTTGTTCTTTACGGCAAATAACCATCTTGAGTCGGTTGCCCTCGTTGTATGAACGCCATACAGATTGCGGCACATCCTTCATAATTAGATATTCGATGGCTTTCTCTTCTGACAGAGCATCGACGGGCTTGGTATCATGCAGCAAGAACCCTCTCGTATGTCTTTTAAAGTCGGGCTTGGCTTCATCCTTTGCCAACTCCCAGTATACCTCTACCGGGGGAATAATGCCGCCTTGTAGCGCACAAGCCATCCAGTTAGGGTCAGGAATCAATATCTTTGCACATTCATCCATCTCGGTCTCGTAAACAACACGGTAGTCAGACTGATGAGCCGTCAGGTTTTCCTTAGCCCACAGAAGCCTTTTCCATAGCTCTGTGCCTTGAAATTCAGGTGTGGCTGTCATGCTAAATCACCAAGTACTGATGATGCAGCGTTTTGATTTGCATCGGCCAATGCCATAGCCGTCGCCGTTTGTTTTTTGAAAGATGTCCCATAGCCGGTTGTGGCCTGATCGACAGCATCCTGTGCGGCATGGACAAACACACCACCGCCATCTTGTTTGTCATCTGCCCCCAAAATAAGAGCGTAGTTTGCATCATTCATGTTGTTGGCTATTACAGGCGCATACAGACCCACACCAGAATCTGTGACAGAAGTCATATTGAAAGAATCTACGACAGTAACAGCGGCACCGGAGGTTCTCACCCACGCTTTACATAACCCCAGAGAGACATTCGTCGTTGCGGCGGTCCCCTCTGACCCAACCGTTACCGTTCCCGCAAACGCTGCCCCGCCGCTAGAGGTGACCTGTCCATCACCACGGACCCGGAAAGGAACGGCAGAGCCATTACTCGTCACACACTCTATCAGGTCAAATCCTGTCCCCGCTGCGATCACAGTCCACGGCTGGAGAACGTTGCCGGTGAACGAAGCGTGATCTGCTCTAATTCGTGCACCGTTATCTGAAGCGTGGTCCTGCGTCACATGTAGCGCAGCTTGGGCTGCTCCACTTGGGTTGGTGATTTGAACGTTGCCGTCGGTGATGAAGAGGTTGCCATTGACATCCAGATACATGGCGTCAGTGTCTGCTCCGGCGGCCACTTGCAGGGAATGGGATGGCGCTGCAACGCCGATACCGACCTTGCTGTCGTATGTCATACTCAGGACAGAATTTCCACCCCGTGGATCACCACCACGAGCATCACTGACCTTCCATATCATATCACCAAAATTTGTTACATTACCGAACATCCCCCAATTGCGAACGTTCGCATTCGCTGTAGAGTCTGTGTAGAAAAGCATTTCATAAGTGGCACCGCTAGTATCTGTATTATGAAGTCGTAATGTCGGGCGAGTAGAGGCATGTGAAATATCGAGCATATATGCAGGTGCCGCCGTGCCGATGCCGAGTCCAGAACCGGTGACTGTCGCAGTACCCGTACCTCCGGCAATAAGGCTAAGTTTGTTCGCCGAGACCCAGCCAATACCCGTGTCGGGGTCAGCGTTATTGGGCCTGAGTGTGGGGTTAGTTGCTGTGGCGGCTTCATTTTTGACAGTTGGACCGGCTGCATCCTGCACAGCAATGTCTCCGAGTACCGTCAGAGCAGCACCAACAGTCGTAAACCCGTCATCTCGGACCGAGAACTTAATTGCTTGGCTACTGTTCTGGGCTTCAAGTATATTAGACCCCGTGCCGTCGCTCGCTCCGACCAGCGTCAGCGCACAGTCCGCCGCTACAGCGTTCGCCCCGATAGCGGCGTGTCCGACGATAGCTGCATCAACACCAACAAACAGATCTTTGGCAATCCCAACACCGCCGTCCGTATGAATTGAGCCGGTGGTGCCAGAAGTGCTGTCAGTAGTGTCGTCAATTGAGGCAATGCCGCTTGTAGTAAGTGTGGTCACGGTAGCAGCGGCAGCGGCTCCAGAGCCAAGTATTCCGTCCAAAGTGCCCGTAAAGCCGGTGGCAGTCGCCTCGCCGGTTATAGTAACGCCTGTGCTGGCGGTGGCGATTTTGGCACTAGCATCATGGTAAAGAGTTACCGCACCATCTGCGGCTCCAACCATATAATTTTCTGTTCTTGCGCCATTTGTTATATATGTGGAATCACTAGCAATAAAAAGAGCGCCAGCACCATCATTATCTATATGAGAATGAGTGCCATCATGCCAGATTTTTAAGTCAGAACCCGCACCAAACATAGCCCTTGCAGCGTCGGGAAAAAGAATATCATCTGTACCTGTTGGAACAGTGAATACCGTTGCATCGGCGTCATTCTTTAATGTGATATCGCTAGTCGAGCCTTGTCCCGTCAGGATCAAACCTTCCGCAGCCGTGTACCCAATAGCCGCATTGTCGCCAGCGGAAGTGTCGCCGTCAGGCTCAAAAGTGGCTGCGGTAGCAACACCTGTAACATCAACAGTGGATGCAAACGTTGCAGCACCTCCAACAGACACTGCTGCTTGAAGATGTGTTGCACCGACAACTGTTACTGTAGATGCAAACGTTGCAGCACCTCCAATAGATGCTGTACTTTGAAGATGTGTTGCTCCAACAACTGTAACTGTACTTGCAAATGTAGCAGCACCTCCAACAGATGCTGTACTCTGAAGATGTGTTGCACCTACTACAGTAACTGTACTGGCAAAGTTTGCAGCACCAACAACGGATACTACAGCACCTAATCTGGTATTACCTGCAACTGTAACAGTACTTAAAAAGTTAGAAGCACCTCCTACACTAAGAGTAGAAGCCAGACTAACTGCTCCTGTAACACTTAGCGTTCCACCCACAGATACATTACCACCTACTGCAAGATTACCACTAACAGATACATCTCCATCGTATGTAATTCCACCAGCAGCAAAGAGTGTTCCACCTATTGATACATTACCTGCAACATCCATATTGCCTGATACAGATACATTACTTTTATATGTGGCTGCTCCGACAACCGTTACAGTACTTGCAAACGTTGCAGCACCACCAATAGATGCTGTACTCTGAAGATGTGTTGCGCCTACAACCGTTACAGTGGATGCAAAGTTTGCAGCACCTCCAACTGTAACAGTGCTTTTAAGATGTGTTGCTCCAACAACTGTAACTGTGCTGGCAAAGTTAGCAGCGCCTCCCACACTAAGAGTAGAGGCAAGCGAAGTAGCACCGGCAACTGTAAGTGTACCACCGATGTTAACACCAGCACCCACTGTAAGTGCAGCCGATACTGCAAGACTACCATCTATACGACCACTTGAAATAATAGAGGCTGTTATACCAGTTAAATTAGAAGCATCGCCATAATAAGAAGATGCACATACAGCAGCATTAACAAATTTAATTGCTGTGCCACTGGCTGTCAGATTCCCACCTATGGAAACAGAATTATAAACATTAAGATTACTTACCGAAACATTACCACTTATATTACCCCCGGTAATGCCAGTTAAATTAGAACCATCACCATGATAAGCAGAGGCACATACTCTGGCACTAGCTGCCTGTACGTTTGTCCCCAGTATTGTAACTGTTCCGCCAACTACCAAACCACCACTTACAGAGACATCTCCATCAAATGTGGCGGCACCAACTGCTCTGAATGTCCCACCAATACAGGCTGATGTTGCCACATCAAGTCTGCCGCTTACCGAAACATCATTGCTGAAGGTAGCTTTGGAAGTAAAGGTAGGTGCGCCTGCAACAGCAAGTGTACCACCTATGCTTACATTATTCTTCAGAAGTGCTGCACCTACCACAGTAACCGTGCTGGCAAACGTAGCCGCACCGCCCACAGAGACTGTACTCTTAAGATGTGCAGCACCTGAAACACTGACTGTGCTGCCAAACGTAGCAGCCCCACCCACAGATACTGCTGCCTGAAGATGTGTAGCCCCTGCAACTGTAACAGTTCCGCCAACATAAAGATTACTGCCTATTGTAGCATTACTGACTGATATGTTACCGGCAATTGTGGCAGTTACCCCGGTTAGATTAGAACCATCTCCGTAAAAAGAACTTGCACATACTTTATCACTTACACGTAGGTTACTGCCCAGAGAAACAGAACCACTGGCCTCCAGAACACCACTAATTTGAATAGCATTGGTGGCTATCTTCAGGGCACTGTTAGTTCCATCACCTGTTTGTACAGCTTTAAGAGAAGTACTTACACCGGTATTACTTGTGGATGAGCTTACAAGTATAACCTGTTTATATGTGTTTGATATTAATTTGCTGGTTAAGTCGGTCATATTAGATTCCAATACTTCTCTGTTGATCCCCAAGCAGTAGTAGCCTGACTCCAAGTTAAATTACGACCCCCTGTATCAGGACGGGGATTAAGGATAGCTGGATTGTCTCTTACATCAGGTATCTTATTCTGAGGATGGTTCTTCAGATCAAACATTCCTTCAAAATCTTCTGGGCATACCAGCATCCCATAACTGTTCATTTGCATTACTCTGTGCGGATACACAAACCCACATATATCACACATTGCCAGTGCATTTTTAGCACTTGCCATCAGATATACCTTAGCTTGGGAACAACACGCATAGACGTTCTTTCCCTGTCTTCCAGCAATGCTCTGGACAGAGTTTCTTCATAATTAGCTTTTAACATCTGAATACGTGTTGGATCTATATTTGCACGCTTCATTGACATGTAATAAGAAAGACCCATGGTAAGACAGGGCAGAAACCTCTTAGGAACATCTGCGTTCTGCGTTGCTGATCTGTTAACATCCTGTAGTTCACTGAATATTTCTACCTTCAGCACATCAGTGGAGTTTTCAGGAAGCGGCCATACCGACATAACAGGATTATCCCTTCCCCTGCGGATAGAGTATTGCATTGGTCTGCCGGTCTGTGTTTTATTAGGTATCAATAAATATTCTTCCGAACTTAAACGATTTAACTGTATATCTGTATCATCTCTGTTAAGCACAACCTCAAGCGCATCCAGTGTAGATCCGGCAAGACTATAATCAGCCGTACTTGCAACTACTGTGACAGAAGAAACACTTGTTGTCCATAACAGTATACCACGGTTTTGCCAGTCTCGCAACATTAAATTTATAGAACGGCGAGCAGAGGCAGGCTCATGACCAAGAGTATCTTCACCCCCGATCATCTCCATCGCTTCCTGAATAACTTCATCTATGTCCAGATTAAAGTTATATGTACCTGAGACTGCCATTATCTTCCAACTTTCTTCATTGCCACTCTGTGCGAAGCTCCAAAGCTTTTACCCTTTTTCATAGAGGTCTTCATTGCTGACATATGTTTTTTACTATGATGCTTAGAATGCTTAGCTAAAGCTGTTTTCTGTTTTGGTGTTATTTTTTTCAACTAACATCTCCATCTTTTTCTGGCCTGCCTTAATCTGCTATTAGGATTCTGGGCCGCCTTGGGAAACTTCTTCATCTGCCCTGCTGATCTTGCACAGTATGACTTGCGTCTTGTTGCTCTTTTACCTGTAGGTTTCTTCTCAGTTACAGCAGTCTTTAACTTAGAACCGGGGTTCTGTCTGCGATACTTGGCAACACCCTTCTTAGTCATACCGGCACCAGACTTGGTGGGGCGTTTCATACCCCTGCCAATAGTCATGCCCTTCATATTACTAGGCTTTCTTTTTTTCTTTATTGCCATATATTCTAAACCTTTTATTTTCTATTCTTCTTGTTTAGCTGCTTCACGTACCGCTTCTTTACAGCAATCTTTTTGCTCTGTATTTTGATGATCGCTGCATGTTCCCTTACTCTTTTTAGCTTTACTGCCGTATGTGTACTTAAACGTTTCCTGTAAATAATCAGAAAGATTTTCTATATAATTTGTAAAATCTTTATAGTCATTCTTATCAGGCTTAATACTTAGCTTGTTTATTAGGCTATAGTCATCATAGCCTTCTTTGACAGATTTCTCATACTTAAAACTAAATTCTTTAATATTCACGTCAGAAACTCCTAATACATTTTCTTAGAATAAGTAGCTTTACCATAGCCACGTTTGGCGGCACCTACGCCACGAACATATCTTTTCTTTGCTTTTGGCTTTGCTTTTGTCTTTATTTTAGATGCTATTTGACCACCTTCTTTTACAACTGCTGCTGAAGCCCCACCAGTAAGATATGCCATCCCTGCTTTAGCAACTAGGGGAAGTATTGCTCCCATCATACCGCCACCTTTACCACCGCCACCGCTTTCACCACCGGCCATCTGCGGCTGCGACATAGGTGCGATAGTATCACCTACAGCAGGTGTGATTGAAGGCGTTTCATCTTCTTTCTTCATTTTATCTTTTAAAAGCTTTCTAGCAGCAGCTTTCTTAGCCTTTTGCCTTTGAGCAAGATACGCTCCTGCTCCTATAGGCTTCGTTTCTTCGTTTTTCCTCTCAGTTTCTTTCTTCTCCGCCTCCCGCTGTATTTTCAGCTTTTCTCTTACCTCGGCTTCAAGCTCATCAGCTGGATTTTTATTTTTGCCTTTGTCTTCGCCTTCATCCGAATTTTCAAAATCTATGTCTTTAAAAAAATCCATATTAAGATCCTCTCAATTCAGAACGTTGCCCACGCAGTGCGGCACGTTTCTTTGTACTTTTCTTTGCACTTTTTTTCGTGCCTTTTTTCATGCCTTTTTTCACACCCTTCTTAATAGAGCCGCCTTTTGCAGCGGTGTTTAATCCATATTGTGCACTAAAATCACCAAAATCCCCATAGTCTCTTACATCAGCACCAGTTGAATCGTAGTTGCCGTAGTAGGTTTCTCCGCCTTTTTTAGAAGGTTTAAAAAGATCAGTGATAGATTCTATAATTTTGCTTGTATTATCTTCCTTTGGTTTAGGTAGTTTCGCCAATTTAATATTTGGCATGACTGCTTTAACAGTTGGGTTTTTTTTGGTAGCCCTTTTCTTATTTTTTTCTAGAATCTCATCTATTAAGTCAGGCCAAAAAACCATATCAGCCTCCTCTAAGTTCTGCTCTGTGCCCTCTAAGAGCAGCACGTTTGCGAGTGGCATTCTTCTTCACTGCTTTTTTACCAGAAGCTTTCTTCAGACGACCGCCCTTTTTGACTCTCATATCATCAAGTTCCGAATCTCCGAACATTCCCTTTTCAGAAGTATCCATTTTAATTTTACCCTTACCAAAAGGATTATCAATATAACGAACACCGCCCTCCCAAGATTTAAGAGGTTTGTGAGGTGGTCCTTGCGGCCCTTCGGCTTGTCTCTTAGCTTGTCGTGCGCCTCTCTCTGCATCTTTTTCAGGAATAAGATCTAACTTTGCCGCAGTTCTTGATTTAAGAGGTAATACAGATTCCCTTTTATAAAAAGGTACATCAGATGAAGGTCTTACAGGTGCAGCTTTTGCAGGTGCAGGTGTTGCAGGTGCAGGTGTTGCAGGTGCAGGTGTTGCAGAACTTACTTTCTTTTTTGTAACAGGTTTCTTAGAGGGTCTACCTGCAAAATCTTCGTCTATGGAAGAAGATTCTGTTACTAGTGATTGAA